AACAGGTGCTGGTACTCAAGGAACAATTGGTTCTCAAGGTATTCAAGGTGGTGGGGTAAGTCTTCAAGATGTAGAAGACCTTATTGCAAATTCCGCTTTAACAACAACCGATGACCTTTCAGAAGGTACAACAAATAAATACTTTACTGTAGCCAGAGTTTCTTACGAACACATCCAAGATGTGGTAAGTGACTCTTGGGTAATTGTTCATAATTTAGGCTTCAAACCTAACGTCACTGTTATAGACTCAGCAGGTACAATCTATGAAGGCGAAATTGCGTACACTAATACAACCTCACTTACGGTCTCGTTTTCAGCAGCATTCTCAGGCAAAGCGTTTTTATCTTAAGGAGATAAATTAAATGGCACGTAAGTTTTTAACCCCTATTGATTTAAACAAACTTGAACTTCAGAATGCCAGAATTCAAAACCTCGCATCTGCTCCTGCTGAACCAGTTGCTGGTCAAGTTTACTTTGACACCACACTACACCTCCTTCGTATATGGGATGGTACTGCATGGACAAGCGCTGGTGTACAAGGTACAACAGGTTCACAAGGCACAGTAGGTGCACAAGGCACAGTTGGTGCTCAGGGTCTTACAGGAACTCAAGGATTAGATGGAACGCAAGGAACAGTTGGCTCACAAGGCCTTGAAGGTTCACAAGGTTTAGTTGGTAGCCAAGGTTTAGATGGTACGCAAGGCACTGATGGCACTCAAGGTACAACTGGAGCGCAAGGTTTAGACGGTACGCAAGGAACTATTGGTTCACAAGGTACTGTTGGCTCACAAGGTTTAGATGGAACGCAGGGTACAACAGGTGCACAGGGTACTGTTGGAGCACAGGGTCTTGATGGTACGCAAGGTACAGATGGCGCTCAAGGCTTAGATGGAGACGTATACTCCACAACATCAGGAAGTGCATTAACTCTTGCAAGTTCTGGTACACAGACTATTTATCTTGATGGCGTTAATTTAGATTATTCAACTGGTCAAAACATTGTTATTGCTAAAAATGGCGACATAACAGAAATTCAATACGCTCAAGTTATTACTTACAACAGTGCTACTGGAGCATTGTTATTAAACAAAGTTCGCTCTGTAGGAACTGGCGCTAAGAACGCTGGAGAAACACCAGGATACTGGACAGTAAACCTTGACGGTGCTGTCGGTATTGAAGGAGCGCAGGGAACTACAGGTTCTCAAGGCTTAGACGGCACTCAAGGTTTAGACGGAACTCAAGGCACTACTGGTTCTCAAGGGCTAAATGGCACACAGGGCACTGTAGGTTCACAGGGCACCATTGGTTCTCAAGGAACTATTGGCTCACAAGGAACCGTTGGTTCTCAAGGAACTGTAGGTACAGCAGCACTGTGGAACTTTACTGGTGCTTATAACCCAGGCGCATCATACGCAGTTGGCGACGTAGCAACTTATCAAGGACAGACTTGGTACCGCAAACATGCTAATGGCGGTAACACTGGAGATACTCCTGTAGAAGGAACCTTCTGGACACTACTTGCTGCACAAGGCGTACAAGGAACCGTAGGAGCCCAAGGCACTGTTGGTACGCAAGGTACTGTTGGTTCTCAGGGTACTGATGGCACACAGGGAACTACAGGTTCTCAAGGGCTTGACGGTGCTCAAGGTACAGTCGGTAGCCAAGGTCTTGACGGAACTCAAGGAACTGTTGGAAGTCAGGGACTAGACGGTACCCAAGGTACAGATGGTACTCAAGGTACTGAAGGCGCTGTAGGTTCACAAGGTATCGTAGGTGCTCAAGGTCTTGACGGTATTCAGGGAGCAGTAGGTGCTGAAGGTAACTTCGGCGGTATCACAGTTCCTTATTACTATGATGACGTTACAACTATGTCGGACCCAGGCGACAACAATGCTCGCTTTAATAATGCCAATAAAACTTTAGTTACACACATTGCATTGGATGATAATCCTGTAGATGGTAACTACGATGTATCTAACTTCTTAACAACTATTGATGACTCAACATCTACCATCAAGGGTCACGTAAAAGTTTCTAGAAAATTTGATACTGCTACTTTTTATCTTTACACAATTTCTGGTGTTACAGATTCAGCGCCAAATTGGTTTGATGTAGAAGTTGCTTACGTCTCTGGTCAAGGAGCATTTACTGACGGAGAAGAACTCCTCTTTACATTTGCCCGTACTGGTGACATCGGTGCTACTGGTGCTCAAGGTGCTAACGGTACTCAAGGTCTAAACGGTACCCAGGGAACTACAGGTGCACAAGGCACCGTTGGTAGCCAAGGTCTAGATGGTACCCAGGGAACTGACGGCACACAAGGAACCGTTGGTTCACAAGGTGCCCAAGGAACTGTTGGTAGCCAAGGTCTTGATGGTACACAAGGAACTGATGGAACTCAGGGAACTGTAGGTTCTCAGGGAACCGTAGGTTCACAGGGTCTTGACGGTACTCAAGGTACCCAAGGTACTATCGGAGCAACATTCCCAACATACTTTGCAGAAATTAATGACCCATACGGAATTGCAACAGATGGAAGTTTTGTAAGTCAAACCGCAACATTCACTGTTAATGGTGGACCAGATGGCTATACATCTCCAAACCGTGTAACTCTTATTGTTAGTGGTGGGTCATGTTCTTACACAGGTTACATCACAGGTGTAACCCCTGGTGCTGGAACAACTACATTCCAAGTTTATGTTGACGGTTACACTGGTACAAGTAGTGGAGACCAAATTGATTGGTACATGTCCCTATCTGGTATCAAGGGTATCCAAGGCACAACTGGTTCCCAAGGAACTGTTGGAAGCCAAGGCTTAGATGGCACACAGGGTACAGTTGGTAGCCAAGGTACTGTTGGTTCACAAGGTCTTGACGGAACACAGGGAACTGTTGGAAGTCAAGGAACCGTTGGTAGCCAAGGAGCCCAAGGTACAGATGGTCTTGATGGAGATAAATACTCCACAACATCTGACTCTGCACTAACACTTGGAGACTCTGGCGCAACAACAATTACTCTTAACGACTTATATGTTGACTACACAGTGGGTCAAGACATTGTTATTGCTCACGATGTAACTGAAATTCAATACGGTATTGTTTCTGGGTTTAACTCAGGAACTGGAGTACTCTCATTCGTTCGCACACGTTCACTTGGAACTGGCGCTAAAAACGCTGGTGGTGCATCTCAGTACTGGTCTGTAAACCTAGATGGTGCAGTCGGTGTTCAAGGTGTAACTGGTGCTCAAGGCACAACTGGTAGCCAAGGTTTAGATGGAACTCAGGGACTTGATGGTACACAAGGTACTAATGGAACCCAAGGCACAACTGGTAGCCAAGGTTTAGATGGAACTCAGGGAACAACTGGAGCCCAAGGCACAGTTGGTTCTCAAGGACTAGTTGGTTCTCAAGGTACTTTAGGTACACAAGGAACACTGGGTGCACAAGGTGTATCTGGTCAACTTGGAACTTATGCAGCAACTATTACTCCTGTAAGTCCTTATAGTGCAACAACCTTCACTATCACACACAGTCTAGGAACTGAAGACATTATGGTTACGGTTTGGGACATAGGAACTAAATCTGAAGTCGTAACAGACATTCTCTACATTAACACTAATAGCGTAACTATTGGCTTCGCAGTTGCTCCAGCATTGGGTGAAACTTATCGGGTCGTAGTAAAGGCGTAATTTAATGAGCAAAAAAGCACTCGTCCCTATTAACGTACTGTCCAGTAGCGTACAACCTACTGGTCAGTACGATGGTGACGTATACTTTAATTCTGAAAGCCAAAGTTTCTTTGTATACAACGGAGTTAGTTGGTTAGAGTTTTTACCGAACATCCAACCCGTCACAGAAGACGGTGGGATTGTTGGTTCATCTTATGACACTACTGACTTAGATGGCGGACTACCTGGCACTACAGTCTTTGAAACAACCTTTGATGGAGGTAACGCTTAATGGCAATTAGAATTCAAGTACGTAGAGGTACTGCTGCTCAATGGACTTCTGCAGACCCAATCTTATCATCAGGTGAAATTGGTTTTGAGACCGACACAAAAAAGTTTAAGATTGGCATTGGTGGTGCTACACACTGGTCTGAGATACCTTATTACCTCAATCAAACCGCCATTGAGAATTTAATCTCTGGTGCTGCCTTAGATTCAACAGATGAGTTAAGTGAAGGCGTTACAAATAAGTATTTTACAAATGAACGTGTTGCAACTGCTCTCAATAGCGGTACAAAAAACAACATCACATTTACGTACAACTCTGGCGGAAATACTATTGATACATCTGTACCAACAGTTCAAGGAACTACAGGCTCTCAGGGAACTATAGGTTCCCAGGGAACAGTTGGTAGCCAAGGTGTCAACGGTACTCAAGGAACTTTTGGTAGCCAAGGAACTACAGGCTCACAGGGCACCACAGGCTCACAGGGCACAGTAGGTAGTCAAGGTACAACTGGTGCTCAGGGAGCCAACGGCACCCAAGGAGCCAACGGCACACAGGGTATAAAGGGTAATGACGGTAACTTTGGTGGAGCATCTTTTGACTACACCTTCTCAACTAGTACAACTAATGCTGACCCAGGTACAGGAAACTTGCGCCTTAATAACGTTACTTATGCTGGTGCTACAGCAATGTACATTGACTCAACAAACGATAACGCAACAGACTTATCTTCTTATTTAAACACCATTGATGACTCAACATCTACAATCAAGGGTCATTTCCGTATTTCTAAGAAGTACGATGCAAGTGCGTTCATGTTGTACACAATTTCAACCCTTACAGATAACACTGGCTACTTTACAGTTGGTTGTTCTTACGTTTCTGGCAACGGAAGTTTTGCCAATACAGAAGACATCATCATCACTTTTGCTCGCACAGGTGATAAGGGTGACACTGGAGCACAAGGAACAGTCGGTACTCAAGGCGCCAATGGAACACAGGGCACAAACGGAGCGCAAGGAACAGTAGGCTCTCAAGGCGTTAACGGAACTCAGGGCTTAAATGGTACGCAAGGTACCAATGGAACTCAGGGAACTACTGGTTACAACGGTGCACAAGGTACAGTAGGTAGCCAAGGAGCCAACGGAACCCAAGGTACACTTGGTACCCAAGGCGCCAATGGAACTCAAGGAACCAACGGCACACAAGGAATTAGTGGTACTCAAGGAACTTTTGGTACACAAGGTGCTAACGGTTCTTACGCTAACTCTGCTGCACTAGCAGCCGCTATTAGCGACGAGACTGGTACTGGTCAAGTTGTATTTGGTACTGGCGCTCAAATGACTAACCTAACAGTTCAAGGAACACTTACTGCAGGTGCCAACGGTGTTGGAACTAACGGTTTTGTGTTAACCTCTACAGGTTCAGGAACTACTTGGGCTGCAGCGGCTTCTGATGCCACTCCAACAGTATTGATGTTAGGTGGAATGTAACTATCAAACGTTACTTAAACAGTAACAGTGAGGCTGGGCAAGAGTCTTTCGTTTTAAACATGCTAGATGAAAAGCAAGATGGTTTCTACGTAGAAATTGGCGCTTTTGAATCTAAAAAAACGAACAACACTTACCTGCTTGAAACTGAGTTTAACTGGACTGGTGTTGCCTTTGAATGGCTTGAAGAGCCTGCCAGGAACTATAACCAATACCGAAAAAACCCTTGTCTCCAAGTTGATGCTACTAAGTTTGATTATTTAAATTATTTCATTAACCATAACTTCCCAAAGCAAATTGATTACCTTCAAGTAGATATAGACCCACCACGAGATACCTTAAACTCTCTAAAGAAGTTACCTTTAGATGAGTATAGGTTTTCTACCATCACCTTTGAACACGATTTGTATGCGGGCAATCAAGAGGTTAAAGAAGAGCAAAAAGAACTTCTTTCTTCTTTAGGATACGTATTGGCTTTTGAAAACGTCAAAGTATATGTGCCAGGTTATCCTGATAGAGAGTTTGAAGATTGGTGGATTGACCCAGCAGTTGTTGCTGAAGAAAAATACTTAGGGGTTAGTCCCTTTGGTCCATTGTAAGAACAGTACTTACATCTGCTACTTGAGGTACTAGTTTTATAGGCCTATAAGCCTGTGGCTTTACAGTGTATGTATTGAAGGTAATGTTCAAAAACTTTGGCTGCATTCTAAAGTTAAACAAATACCAGTCAATAGGGGCTTCTATACCCTTGGTTTCAATGTCATCAACTATCTTTTGAGCGCTTTTTCTATTGACTGCATAACCGCACATTGCCCATTGTTGGTAAGACTTACAGATAAAATTAGCCCCTGGTATATCGTGAACACTAGGGTTATAGGCAAACAACGAATCGTTAGGTACAAAGAAAGAGAACACTTCCCAATCATCAGGTAATTCTTTCATGTAGGTCTCTGCTACTGCTTTAAAGTTTGGGCTAATCTCAACATCGTCTTCAAAAACAATAAGTACCTCTTTATCTGACTTAAGGAAATTTTTATAAGCAATGTAATTACTTGCCCAAATCCCACAGATGCCAGAGTTAGACGGAAATGTTTTACCGTTTGCGTCGTATTTTTCTAGAGTTTGTACCTTAAACCCTGGGTTATCTTTCATAAACTCATCAACTTTATTGAAGGTATTAAGGTAATAAGTAGGAGAGTCTAACTTAGGTAAGAACGAGACCTTCTTAATAATCTCATCATAAACTTTATTGCGTAAAGGGTTTCCAATATCGGTGTGGAAAACCTCATAGGTGGTATTTAACATTAGATAGTTTCCCGTTCTTGTAAGTAAGCATTTAAAGTAATAGCCTTTAAACAACCAGATAATAGATGTCTAAACTTAGGGTCCATTAATGTTCCACCAATTCTTGGGTTCATCTCAAATATGATTGGTCTATTATCTTTTAGTTTGTAGTTAAAGTTTGCAGGACCATCATAGTTAAGGGCTTTAAAGATATTTTTAAAAACATTATAAATATCTGAAGATATGGTTACCTCAGAAGCGTTAGTAAAAGAACCTTTTTGAACTCGTGAATCTGTAGGTGGTTGCCCCATTAAACTAGAGTGCCAAAGTATTTCTCCACCTTTACAAACAACATAGAATACATACTCGTTGTCTCCCTCAATATATTCTTCTAATATGTAGGGTTGTCCTTGAAGAGAGGGTTGTTGCAAAACTTCTTCGTAACGTTTTTCATCCCACACTAAAAAGATTCCTAAACCGCCTTCTCCTTGTAATCTTTTTACTATAAAAGAAGTACTAAAATCAGGGATATCTAAAGGTTGTGAAAAATACCTTTTAAAACCGTGGTCTGTAAGAAAGTCATAAAACTTATTTTTATGAGATGCAAGGTCTACTAAGTTTTTTGAAGGAACCAAGGTTAGGTGTCCTTGTGGATGGTCAAGAATTGCGGGTTCTTTTAATGGGATAAGCACTGTCTCTGCGTACTTACTGGCTATTTGTTTTAAGGGGAACTCAAAGTTTTCAACAATAATAACTGTTTCAACGTGGGGTAATTCATCCCAAATTGGCGAAGTATGAGAAAGTGCTGCTTTCCAATTCTCATGGCTGCTTCCATAAGGTACTACTAACATGTTACTTATTAAATAATTTCAAGTTACCTAAAGAACTATTGACATAGCCTGGAGCCATTTCATAGTTATTTAGTAGGTGTTCAAAAAGTGTTTTACACTCTTCTTTGCGGCCTAACCACCAAGAAGAAACAGCCTTTTCAAAGATAAGACAGTAAGGACCTTCATACTCTACGTATGTAGGAAGCGGTAGGTTGTATGTTGAAGCGGCAAAGTTAAGACCTACTTCAGCAAAAGTGTAACACTTACGCCAGTCAGCATGGCGCTCATACCAGCGAGACAGTAAGAAGTACGCTTCTGGTCTTCCAGGTAGATAACCAATAGCCTCATGCAAAGCATTAAGCAAAGTTGCATCTCTATCGTTTTGGTCAGATAGACATAGTGAAATCTTTAACAAAGAAGAGTAAACAATAAGCGGATGTGTCTCATAACCATACTCAGCAGCACGTAAGAAAAATGATGCTGCAGAAGCAGTCTGTTTTAAGTTTGCGTATTCAACTGCTAACTCAAAGTTTTTCTCAGGGTTAAAAGCATCTGTTGATAAGTCAACAACTAGTGATTCAATTTTACTCACGCTATAGCCTCCGCAATCATTTCATCTACTAGGTCACCAGGTACCCGCAACAAAAACGCTGCGTTATCTTGGAAGCCAAAAGTAAGAAGCAAATCTCCCTTATAGATAGCACCACCTGGGCAGAACTCAATCTGTCCATCTAGGAACGAGAAATTCTCAGGACTATGTCCTAAGAAGTTAAAGTCTCTATCCCACACAATCAAACGGTGACGGTAGATAGCATCTTTTTGATTAAGATAGTTTTTCCATAATTTAACTTCATGGGTAACGGTGATGTAGTAATCCTTCCAAGGAAGAATCTGAGAACCACCACGCTGGTCATTAGGTGCAGCCTTAGTCTCTTTAACAAAAACTTGTTCAGTCTCTGGTTTATTAGGGTTGGACTTAACTAACTCTGTAGGCATAGTCCACTTAACAAAGTGATACGGCATATCTAGAACTGGCATCCAGTTCTTTTCGCAATATGAATTATCTTTTAGTGGAGCAGGGATACGCACTCGTTGAACTTCAGTAGCAGTCCACTTGTCTTTATCCAACTCAATTTTTGAATACTCCATACGACCAACACCATTAGGAGTTGTATCACGACGAACGCCAATGAGATAGAGGTCTCCATCCCAACGCACTACACGGCAATCTTCTTCGCCAACAAACTCCCAGATAGGAGGAACATTGAGCGCAGAGTAATCAACCTCTGTGTAGTTAATTATCTTGTAATCGTCATCAAGACGACAGAGGTAATTGACTGTAACCAGACGCTGGTCTTTCTCAGGGTGGAGATATGACAGAGGCCCCCAAGGACTTGGGAACTTTTGATTTTTCTCTGCATGATAGAGGGTGTAGTTAATGTGGCGAAGGTTGACCAAAATGTCGCCGTCGTCATCAATAAATACGGAAGGATTACATTGACCTGTACCAGAGGTAAGGGTGGGTGGTATAACGAGGGCTGCTAATTTTCCGCCCCTAGAAACCGACTTATGCACCAAATTCATGTGTATACTTTAGCCCACATAGTCTTTATGTACCAGTTAACCTATGTTCATCCCCTTTGAAGGAGTCTCATGGCAACAGTTTACAAGGTTTTAGCGCAGAGCAATCCTGCAGCAACTACCGCAACTTCTCTTTACACAGTGCCTTCATCCACATCTACTGTGGTATCAACAATCACTGTATGTAATCAAGCATCAACTGCAGGTACCTTCCGTATCGCAGTTCGTCCTGCTGCTGCTACTTTAGCGGCTCAGCACTACATTGCTTATGACACACCAGTTGCGGCTAATGACACAATTGCTTTGACTTTAGGAATTACATTGGCAACAACAGATGTCGTAACAGTCTACGCTTCTGCGTCAACAATGTCATTCAACGCATACGGCTCTGAAATAGCGTAGGTAATCGCTAATGGCGATTAACAGATTCTCTCAGTCCTCAGTACAGAACGCTTTCCCAAAATACAATTCTTTTTGGGATGGCGTTAGTGCTGTTGGTAGTATGGATGCAATTAGTTCAATAGAAGTTTCTACCGCTACGTCTTCGGTGACCTTTAACTCAATTCCTAGTACCTATACTCATCTACAGGTGCGAATGCGTTTACTAAATGCAAGTACTAATACTTGGGTTTACATTGATTTTGCTGGAACTTCACCTGTTTATTCACATATTGTTTATGGTGATGGTGCTACCGCTACTGCGGGTGCTTTTAACAATTCATATAGCAGAATTATTGGGTATTCTAGTGGTGACACAGTAAATCCTGGAGTTATTATTACAGATATTCTAGATTACGCCAATACAAATAAAACCAAAACAGTTCGTAGTCTTTTTGGATATGATATGAATGGTCCTACTGGATATACAGGTTTAGTAAGCAATTTGTATAACTCAACTAGCGCAATTAACAGTTTAACTATTTCTTGTGGAACTAATTTTGCACAATATTCATCATTTGCTTTGTATGGAGTTAAATAATGCCTACATACACACCTTTACAATCAGTAGTTTTATCTTCTGCTACTTCAAACATTACGTTTTCTAACATTGACCAAACTTATACTGATTTAGTTTTAGTGATTTCTAACGTAACACACAGTTATGCTGGAAGCACTACTGTTCGTGATTCGTTCCTTACTTTTAATGGGGATTCTGGAACTAACTATTCAGACACAATTTTGTTTGGAAATGGAACTGGAACCTTTAGCGTAAGAGCAGCAACTCAAACAGCGGTGCGTGCCTACTATCCAATGGCTTCTGCGGCCCCAGGAACAATAATTGCAAATATTCAAAACTACTCTAATTCAACAACTTTAAAAACATCTTTAATTAGATGTTCAGTTGCAAGTGGAAACGTTTCACTTATTGCTGGGTTGTGGAGAAACACTAACGCAATCACAAGTTTAGGAATTAATTTAAGTGGGTACACTCTTTCTGCTGGAACTACCTTTGACCTTTATGGCATATCACCAGTAAATGCTGCAATATCTAGTGCATCTGGTGGAACTGGTATATTCTATGACTCTACTTATGCTTATCACGTATTTAAAGGAAGTGGTGTTTTTACACCTAACCGTACGCTGTCTTGCGATATTTTAGTTGTTGCAGGTGGCGGTGGTGGACAAACTGAAGGTTTCGGTGGTAACCGAGGTGGTGGTGGAGGTGCGGGCGGTTTTCAAGTGCTCACTTCACAATCCATATCTGCTTCATCTACGATACTTGTAGGTGCGGGTGGAACAGGTGGAGTTTACCCTTCAACCTCAGCAACTAATGGCAGTAATTCACAATTTGCTGCATTAACTGCATCTGTTGGTGGCGGTAGAGGTAACTCTAGTGCTGGAAATGCTAACGGTGGTTCAGGTGGTGGTGGTAACCCAGGTTACGCAGGCGGTACTGGTACTGCTGGTCAAGGCAATAATGGTGGCTCAGGTCAAACTACTGCAACTGGCGGTGGCGGCGGTGCTGGTGCTGCTGGTGGTAACGGCACAAGTGGTGGACCGTATGGCGCAGGTGGTGTTGGTAGTTCTGCTTATTCAAGTTGGGGTTCTGTAACTTCTACTGGACAAAATGTTTCTGGCACTTACTACTATGCTGGTGGTGGTGCAGGAACTGCTGGTGCAGGTGGTTCTGGCGGCGGCGGAGTAACAGAAGTTGCAGGAACTGCAAACACAGGTGGTGGCGGCGGCGGTTCAGGTAGTAGCGGAAGCGGCGCAGCAGGCGGTTCTGGTCTAGTTATTGTGAGGTATCCACGATGAGTTTAGAGACAATGACAAAACTTGCTACTTATACCGTAGGTGCTGGTGGTGATAGTTCGGTAACTTTTTCCAACATTCCACAAACATATACTGATTTGGTTGTAAAGGCAAGTACCCGTTCAGGTTCAGGGGCAGCGGTTGCTTATTCTATTTTTATGAAAGTAAACAACGTAACAACATCCGTTTACTCGCAAAAAGCGTTAGAAGGAAATGGTGCTGCAGGCAGTTCTTTTAGTCAAAGTGGTGTAGATAGTGCAGTACGTGTTGGGATAATGAATGGAACAGGCGCAACAGCAAGCACTTTTTCATCAACAGAAATAACAATTCCTAATTATGCTTCAAGCAATTACAAATCAGTTTCAATTGATACTGTTGCTGAAACAAATGCAGCAACTACCTATGCAAATATGTTGGCGTATTTAGTTCAAACGACTAATGCTGTTTCTAGTCTAACTTTCGCACCTGAAAGCGCAGCAGCCACATTCGCCCAATACTCAACCTTTACTCTTTATGGAGTAAAAGCAATGCGTACAGTTGTAGGTAACTCTATTAAAGCAACTGGTGGAAATATAGCCTTTGATGGTACTTACGTAACTCACACTTTTACTGCAACTTCTAACTTTACTCCAACTACAAATTTATTAGTTGACTATCTTGTTGTGGCAGGCGGCGGTGGTGGTGGTGGTACCTACGGTGCTGCTAACTGGTATACAGGAGCAGGTGGCGGCGCAGGCGGTCTTCGTTCAACAGTTACAGCAACAGGTGGTGGTGGTTCACTGGAGTCTAAACTTTCTTTAACTGCTAATACCCCATATGCAGTAACCGTTGGTGCTGGTGGTGCTGGAGGAACTGGAACAAATAACAGCACTGGTCGTGGGCAAAACGGTAATGATTCTTCATTTGCAACTATTACTTCAACTGCTGGCGGTGGTGGTGGTTCAAACCTACCTACAGGCGGCTCTACCCTTACTGGTAACGCTGGTGGTTCTGGTGGTGGTGGTTCTTCAGCCGCTGCTGCAGGTGCTGGAACTGCTAACCAAGGTTACGCTGGTGGCGCAGGTGCTTCTGGAAATACCGCAGCAGGTGGTGGCGGTGGTGCTGGTGGTGTTGGTGTTGCAGGTAGTGGAACTACAAGCGGTAACGGTGGTATAGGAGTTTCTGTAGCAATAACTAGCACTAGTGTTCAATATGCTGGCGGAGGCGGAGGCGGAAAAAACGGAAGTGGTACTGCTGGAACTGCTAGTTTTGGTGGAGGTGCTGGCGGAGGAACTTCACTTGGTGGAGACGCTGGAACAGCAAATACTGGTGGTGGCGGTGGTGGTGCCTCTGGTACTTCTTCACCTGCTGGTAGTGGCCCTTATGCTGGCGGCGCTGGTGGTTCAGGTATAGTTATTGTTCGTTATAAGGGTTAATAGATAAACTTTATTGTTATCATAAGACAATCGTAAGGAGAAAAACGTATGGCACATTTTGCCGAAATTGATAGCGAAGGCACAGTCCTTCGTGTTCTAGTTGTTGCTGATGACCAGGAAGCACGTGGTCAAGAATTTTTGGCTGACGACTTAGGTCTTGGCGGAACTTGGAAAAAGACTTCGTATAACACTGCAGGTGGCGTTCACGCTAATGGCGGAACTCCGTACCGCAAAAATTATGCAGGCATTGGCTTTAAGTACGATGCCGTTAAAGACGCGTTCATTCCACCAAAGCCTTTTGCATCTTGGACACTTGATGTTGAAACATGTTTATGGAATGCGCCAACACCAATGCCTACAGATGACAAACTATATGTGTGGGATGAACCAACTACATCTTGGAAGGAAGTAACTGAATAATGGCTGATACAAAAGTAATCGTAAACTGCGCCACTGGCGAAACAACAATTGTTGAACTAACTGCTCAAGAGATTGCAGACCGTGACCAAATGGCTGCTGCTGCTGCTGAAGAACAAGCAGCACGTGAAACAGAGGCTGCACGTGTAGCCGCTCTTAAAGTTAGCGCAAAAGCAAAACTCGTCGCTGGTGAGCCTCTCACAGCAGACGAAGCAGCAGTTCTTGTAATTTAATTACGCCCTTTTTTCAGTAAAGGATTCATCCATGGCTATTAGACGATTTAGTACATCCAGTCTAACAACTGGTTCTAAGTCGTCTAAATTCTGGGACCAAGAAACTCGTCCTGGTGCTTTTGAATCAATTGCTGTTGCTACAGCCGATGCTTCTAGTTCTACTATAACTTTTAGCAATATTCCACAAAACTATACACAGTTACAATTGCGAATTAATGGCGGCATCAGTTTTAGCAGTAATGCATACGATGCAGTAGCAATTCAATTTAATGGCGATACAACGGCATCAAACTACAATAACCATTTAGTAGCCGCAAACGGAAGTACCCCATATTCCGTAAACTACACAACTCAAAGAAACTCAGTTGCTTGGTTGATACAGTCTAATACAGGTATTTTAAGCAATTCAATTATTGATATTTTAGATTACACAAACACCAGTAAAAACACTGTTTGTCGTTCTCTAAGTGGTTTTGAATGGAACACGGGTGGTGGAGTATTTTTTAACTCAACCCTTTGGATAAACACTGCAGCAGTTACTTCATTGGCTTTAGTCAGTCCAAGTGGTGCATTTATAAACTATTCAACTTTTGCTTTGTACGGAATTAGGGGTGCATAATGGCTATTAAGTATAACTATGGTGCTGCACCTACTTATGTAAAAATTGCTAGTCAAACTTTAACTAGTACTGCAGCCTCAATAACTTTTTCTAACATTCCACAAGGCTATACAGATTTAGTAGTTGTTGGATGTTACAAAGCAAGTGTTGCAATCCGTATGCAGTTCAATGGTGATACTGGTAGTACCTACTCTTATGCACGTTTAGGCGGAAACGGTACTGCCGTTTACGGAGACAGAGGCGGAAGTTCTGCCGATATGTATGTTGGTCTTAGTGATAATACAAACTTTGATACAAACATTTTTCATATTATGAATTACTCAAATTCAAATGTATACAAATCTGTTTTAGGAAGAACCAGTGTTTCTGGAAACAGTGCACAAGCAACTACAGGGTTATGGAGAAATACTGCTCCTATTACTTCTTTTCTTATTGCTGGTTCTAGCGCAGTCTTTGCCATTGGTTCATCCGTAACACTTTACGGAATTAAAGCAGCCTTTGTTCCAAAAGCAACAGGTGGCGACATCGTTGTTCAAGACGGTACTTATTGGTATCACGCATTCCGTACTACTGGAACTTTTGTTCCCCAACAATCTTTAACTGCAGACATTTTACAAATAGCAGGTGGCGGTGGCGGCAACTGTGACGATGTTCAATACTGGGCAGGTGGCGGTGGTGGTGCTGGCGGTATTTCTTATCTTGCATCTCAGGCTTTAACTTCAACTACTCCTTACACAGCAACTGTTGGTGCAGGTGGTATAGGAAATACTGGACAAGGTACTGCTGGGTCAAACTCGCAATTTGGCTCTTTAACGGCTGCGGTTGGTGGCGGTTCTACATTCTTTACGCCAGGAGTAAATGGTGGTTCGGGTGCTGGTATTCAACCGCGTTATAACGGAACTCCTGGAACTGGCGTGTCAGGTCAAGGAAATGCTGGTGGCGCAAGTGTTGGGCAGAACTCAGGTTCAGGCGGTGGCGGTGCTGGCGGTGCTGGTCAGGTTCAACAAAGTAATGGTAGTAATCCTAATGGCAGTGCAGGCGGTGTTGGTCTATCTACTTATTCAAGTTGGGGTGCTGTAACTGGTACAGGTCAAAACATAAGTGGCACTTATTGGTTTGCTGGCGGCGGCGGTGGTGGTGGCATTTCTTCTTATGGCGGTACGATTGCTTCTGCTGGCGGAAACGGCGGCGGCGGTAATGGTTCTCCTGGCGGTGTCGGCGTGGGCGGTATTGCTGGTTTAGCAGCCACAGGCGGTGGCGGTGGCGGTGCTGGTGGCTCATCAGGTTCAGGTGGTTCTCGTGGTTCGGGTAATGGCGGTTCTGGTCTAGTTATTGTGAGGTATGCAGTCTAATGGCTAACACATTTACGCTTATTCAAGCGCAAACTTTGGCTTCGGCTACATCTTCTGTTACGTTCTCTAACATTCCACAAAACTTTACTGATTTAATGATTAAAGTATCAGTACGAGACGTAACTACCGCTTACAACAACACAAACTTTTATGTATATCCAAATGGTTCAGCGTCTAACGGGTTTTCTAGGTACCTAATGGCTACAGGTACTGCTGTTTCTTCTGGCTCCGAATCCAATGTTGAGGCTAGAGACATTAATACGGCTAACAATACAGCAAGCACATTTGCAAACGTTGAATTTTATATTCCAAATTATACGTCTGCAAATTTTAAATCTTTTAATGCAGATTCAGTATTAGAAAATAATGCTTCTTTTTGTCTGCTTGGATTAGGCGCTGCGCTATGGTCCTCAACTTCTGCCATAACAAGTTTATCTTTTGGAACTTTTGGAAACTCTAACATGGTTGCTAACTCAACTTTCTATCTTTACGGCATAGGTGGTACTCGTGCTACAGGTGGAACTATTACAGCAGATGTTAACTATACTTATCATACCTTTACCTCTTCAAGTACTTTTACTGCATTAGAAAAAATTAAAAACGCCGAAATATTACTTGTTGCAGGTGGTGCTGGTGCGGGCGCATCCCCTGGTTCAGGTGGTGGTGGAGCAGGTGGCGTTCGTTCATTTGCTAATCAAATATTTACGGCTGGTACTTCTTTTACTGCAATAGTCGGTGCTGGAGGTAGCGGTGCTGTTAACTCTGGTGCTGGTACAAATGGCGGTAATAGTATGTTTGGTTCTTTTTCTGCCACAGGTGGTGGTAGAGGCGCAAACAATACTGCTAGTGCAAGTGCTCTTACTGGCGGTTCTGGTGGTGGCGGTACTGAAAATCTTACTTCTGGTGCTGCTGGAAATGCAGGAGAGTATTCTCCAGTAGAAGGTTATGCTGGTGGAAACGGTAGCAATACTGGACCTAGTGGTGGCGGCGGTGGTGGTGCTGGTGCAGTAGGCGGCGCAGGCTCAGGCACTGTAGGAGGGGCTGGCGGTGCTGGCGCATACAACTGGGCAACTTGGCTTGCTGCAACTAACACAGGTGTTAACGGGTTTATTGGTGGCGGTGGTGGTGGTGGGTACTACTACACAGGTGGAGTTGGTGGTTTTGGCGGTGTTGGCGGTGGTGGTGCAGGAACTAACTACAACGGAACAGGTACTGCAGGAACTGCAAACACAGGTGGTGGCGGTGGAGGAACTGGTTGGAATGGTGCTGGTGCAGTGGGTGGAGCAGGTGGTTCTGGCTTAGTTATTATTCGTTACCCTAATAGATAAGGAGACGCCATGCGTGGAAGTAAAGTCCAGGGGCGTTTTAAAATTGATTTTGAAAATAAATCTATGGAAGAAGGCGTAACGGATGAACTCCGTGACCCTGTAGGTTCCCTAGTTAATTGGTACCAATGGGACGAACAAGCCTTACAAGATGACTATGAGAACTGGGTTGACCCAATCTACGATGTCTCTAATGAAGGCGTAAATAGCGGCCTTGCTTGGAAGACCCCTATTGAAGTGCCAGTAATTATGGCGCAACAAATTCGCGGTACTAACATCATGAACGAACGCGGTCTTTACACCACAGATACCTTGCGCCTAGTTATAGGTGTTAATGATGTAAACCGTTTAATCCCAGATGTCTTGGTAAACCCAACACTTCATATTCAAGACCGTATTGTCTTTCAAGATACTGTCTTTATCCCTACCCGTGTACTCCCACGAGGACGTTATGCCAATTTCTACAGCGTTGTAACTGTTGACCTTAACCAGCAGAACCCTGAAGAGTTGGTAAACTTTAAGACGTTCCAACAATGGGCACGATAGGAAAAGGAAGCACGATGTCTTTTGAACCAGAAATTGATGAAGACCTATTTGACGAGGATTGTGACTGTGAAGGTAACTGCCTTTGCGATGACTACGATGACCACGCATTAGATGAAGAAAAAGTAGAAGACCTTGAAGATTTAGATTGGGAGGATAGTTAATGGCAACTAAACCACCAAAGCCTATTAAAGGTAAAGGCAAAGTAGAAAAAGTAATGAAGGAAGCCAAAGCAGGCAAACTTCACTCTGGCTCTAAGACTGGCCCTATTGTTAAGAACCCAAAGCAAGCCGTTGCTATTGCTCTTTCAGAACAACGCAAGGCTGACAAGGGCAAAAAGAAAAAGTAATGATTACCAAGATTTCGCCAGCACCGTTGGCATACCCAAATGGGGGAGGACTAAAGACCATGGCTAATAAAAAACCTGAATCTCAAAAATTAGAGATGGAAGCGCTTGAAGCAAAGCACAAAGTTGAAATAGCAAAGTTGTCAGAGAAACATGCTAAGTCTAATAAACCAGTAAAGGCAAAGACAAATGGCTAAAGTTATTAAAGCAGATGGCGAAAAGCACACCATTAAGAAGAACAAAACAGGAGATGTAATCGTTGACCATGCTGGAAAAAAAGGTCCTTACGACAAGATTAACCTGACAAAAAAGGCTGGGGCTAAGACAATTACGCAAGGTGTTGCTGCTACCAAAAAGTGGCATTCAACTCACCAGTCTAAGAGAGGTAAGTAATGCCAAAAGCAACTACTCCTCCTTGGAATAAGAAAAACCCAAATAAGAAATCTAAGCCAATGTCTCCTGCAAAGAAGGCTGCGGCTAAAGCACGGGCAGAAAAGGCTGGGCGCCCATACCCAAACCTTGTTGACAATATGTGGGCTTCAAAAAACTAAGGAGACAATATGTGCGTTAAATGTGGATGTGGAAAGAAAAAAGGAGAACCTGGCTACGGCAAAGGTAAGGCTTCAAAAGGCATGTCTCCAAAGCAGGCTAAAATTGCAGGGGCTGCAAAGCCAACAAACAAAATTACTGGCGATGACTTCAAAGCCCTAAAACGTGGCAAGAAATAATGTGCGCCTCATGTGGGTGCAAGTGCACCAAGGCTAAGCCAATGAAGGGTTGCAAGTGTTCTTGCAATACCTGTAAGACTGCTCGTAGCGGAAAGAAGGCAAAGTAATGGCTGCATTTATGAAGGGCAAATACACAGAGTCTAAGGACAAGACAAAAGACGCCAAGATGCTTAAGAAAGCGGGCTTGGACAAGGACGAACGAGAAGAATTTGAAAAGAAGGACAAGGCTCACGGCAAGAAGAAGAAGCCTAAGACCATGGCAGAAGACAAGAAGATTGATGCCAAGATAATCAAGGGCATCAAGAAGAAAGAAGCCAAGGAAGAAAAGAAAGAAAAGAAAAAGAAGTAATGACTAAGCCACCTACGGGTGGCTTTTTCATTTATCATTGCATTATCAGTAACCCGCTGCGGGTCTGTGTAGTTTCCCACTACTTGCGCTTTTTAAGGGGTTTATTTCATGCTACCTACATACGTGGTGAAGCAATGAAGCACATCCATAGCGCAGTAGAACAAGCAGCCAAACACACCAGTCGCTACATGACTGGTCAACTTCGCAAAGAAGCAAAAGCAAGTGGATGGCCTCGCCACGTTGTTGGCAATATGGGCGTCATCTACGATGATAAGCGTTTTCAAGTCCACGTTCACGATAAGCACTTTAATGAGGCTCAGACCCTTGAGTATGGCACAGAACACAATCGCCCTACTGCTGCTATTCGCCGTTCTTCAGCCCGCACTAAAGAAGCAGAAAACTTCTTTATGGGTGCCCTGCAAAAGATTGTAGGTGAACTATGACTTTTCTCCTATCGGAAGATGAGGCCCTAAAGAATCTTCTTAAAGGAATTGTAGTTACTGACCAGAAAGCCGCTGGTACACAGCAGACTACCCGCAATGTAGATGTCCGTTTTGGGCAACCTGACCAGGAAATCTCTGACCAGAAGTATCCTTACATCATCATTGACATGATTGATATTGCCGAAGACACAGCCCGTGCAATGCGTGGAATGGTTAAACCTATTTACCTAGATAACCCAGCAGAAATGCCGCCAGTTTCTGAAGGCGATGACCCAACTGCGTATGACTCAGAGACTAATAACTGGGAAATGCATTGGCCTATTCCAGTAAATATTGATTACCAAATAACTACTTACTCACGTCAACCACGTCATGACCGTGAAATTTTAGGGCAAATTCTTACTCAAAAGATTCCAATGCGTTTTGCAATATTGGAACCAGACGACGGTAACAGCGAAGGTATCGGTACCGTTCGTCGCTTAGACCTTCTGGACATTGCTAAACGCGATGTTACAGAGCAAGGAAAGCGTTTATTCGTAAATGCTTTTACAGTCCGTGTCTCATCTGAGATTACGGAATCCACATATATCCAAGTATACAAAGCGTTACAAATTAACGTTACAGGCGCAACTGATGACCAAGGTAACACGGATGGAAGTCCTATTACTGGTCGTGGTCAGTTCACCGCCATTGAACCGTTCACAATTTCGCAACCATAAGGAACCCTTACCCAACTAGTTAGGAGAAATCATGGCTTATAGCCGTCCAGGTGTTTACATTAGTGAGCGCCTACTACCGCCTGTGCTCCAAGGTGGAGTAACTGCAAACGCCGCTGGCGCTGTAGTTGCACCATTTGCACAAGGCCCAGAAGCAGTAACGCTTGTTAACTCTTGGTATGAATTTACCAAGTATTTTGGAGGATATAACTCTTCCTTCCCAGCCACTTTCCAGGTTGGCGCATACTTTGCAAATGGCGGTAAAGAACTTTATGTTCAGCGCCTTCTTGCTGACGATGCAGATGCAGCCGCAGTAAACGTAGTTAACGGCGGAGCCGCTGCAACTATGACTATTACTGCAAAAAATGCAGGAACAGATGGAAACAACCTACGTGTTGTTGTCACTGCTGGTTCTGTTTCAGGTGCTTATACACTTGCTGTCTACAAAGAGTCAGGTGTTGCAAATGACATTGCAGACGATATTCTTTTAGAACGTTACGAGAATGTTGTTACAGATGACCCTGCAAGCAGTGATTTTGTTGAAACTGTTATTAACACTGTTTCTACAAACATTTCAGTAGACTCATTAACAGCAGGATTAACCACTGGCTCTGTTTCTGGTACATACCCACTTACAGGCGGAGCAAATGGAAGTACTCCAGTTGCTGCTGACTACACAGACTACAAGGGAACAGGAGACGCAGTATTTGAGCGTTTCTCAGCATTAGACCGTCCTCTTGTTGTATTCCTTCCAGGAATTTGGGCTGCACTTGCCTCTGGTGAAGTATCAGTTATTGATGCTGCTACTTCATGGGCAGAAAACAATAACGGCTTTGTTGTTATTGAAACAGCAGCAAACTTAACTCCTGCTAACGCAATCTCAGCAGCGGGAAGCCTTACTGATACTAGTTTTGGCGCTGTCTACTACCCACACGTGTACATCTCAGACCCAGTAGGTCGTGGTACAGGTTCGCTTCGTCTAATTGGACCATCAGGTGCAATCGTAGGTCTTTACATGGCAACAGATGCAAGCCGTGGTGTATTTAAGGCTCCAGCAGGTATTCAAACAACTGTTGCTGGTGTTGTTGCTGTAGAAAAAACCTTTACATCAACAGAACTAGACAATATGAACGCAAGCACATCACCAGTTAACCCACTTCGCCAGATTCCTGGTGCAGGTCTTTCTGTAATGGGTGCCCGTACATTAAAGCAAGATGGTACAGCGAACAAGTATGTAAACATGCGTCGTTCACTTATTTATATCCGTAAGCAACTCAAGAACAACACAGAGTTTGCTATTTTTGAGAACAACGACGAGAAGTTGTGGGCACGTATCCGCAGCACACTTACAGTGTTCCTCACTGAATACAAAAATCAAGGCGGCCTTCGTGGTGTTAACAATGCTCAGGCTTTTTTCATCAAGTGTGATGCAGAAAACAACACAGCCGCTTCAATCGCTAATGGCGAAGTGCACATCCAAGTTGGTGTGGCACTCCAGTACCCAGCAGAGTTCATTGTCATTGACCTAAGTCAAAAGACAATTAACTAGGACGAAGGAGAAAAAACACAATGGCAATCGTAAATAGCCGCTCAACGTTAACCACAGACCCAGTCCGTAACTTTCGGTTCCTGGTAACGTTTCAACCACAAGATACAGGCAATACCGCTTTGGGTAGCGCAACTATCCCAATGGGCTTTACCTCAGTATCTGGATTGGCTGTAACAACAGACTCAATCCCTTACCGTGAAGGTGGATACAACACCACTGTTCACCAAATTCCAGGACAGACATCATTCACACCTATCACTTTGCAACGTGGCGTAATTCTTGGCACTAAGCAAAACTGGGATTGGATGAAACAGTTGTTTGCAACTGTTCAGGCTGGCGGTTCAACACTTGCAACAGGAAAGAACTTCCGTTGCGACCTTGAAATCGCTGTGCTAAACCACCCAGTCCCATCTTCAGGTGCAAACGTAGCCACAACAGGCGCTGTTACAGGCGCAACTGATGAAGTTGCAATGCGCTTTAAGGTGTTTAATGCATGGCCTACAACAGTGGCATACTCAGACTTAAACGCTGGTGATAATGCTCTCTACGTTGAACAAATGACCCTTGTACACGAAGGCTTTGACCTCAACTGGGGTGCGTTTAATTCTCAGACAAAGGCGTTTGAGAACGCAGCAGACTTCTAATCTAACAAAGGAATAACATGACGAAAACAATTAGTGCAGCGGCTAACCCCGCAATGGCAAACAAAGCCGTTCAAGACATGATGAATGAACAACCTCAAGAAATTGAAGTAACGATTACACCTCCTTTGGACACAGTAGTTAACCTTCCTGGCGGATACATAACATCCGCTGGGGAGGTTACTACTGAAGCAGAAGTTCGTGAGTTAAATGGTCGTGACGAAGAAGAAATCTCAAAAGCAAGCACTTTGGGTAAAGCGCTTTTAACAATATTAAAGCGTGGAACCGTACGTGTAGGTAATGAGCCAGTGTCTGAACAAATGCTAGATGCTCTCCTTTCAGGTGACCGAGACATGCTTCTTGTAGGAATCTTTAAAGCAACATTTGGAAACATTGCACACTTGGGTGGCTACTGTGGCTCCTGTGCGGAAACAAAAGAAGTTGATATAGAGATTGATAAAGACATTAAAGTAAAAGTTTTAACAGACCCCGTTAATGACCGTACCTTTACCGTAAAAGGTAAAACTGAATACCTAGTACAACTACCAACTGGTATTACTCAAAAAGAACTACTTCTTAGTGCGGATAAAACAATCCCTGAACTAAACACACTTCTTTTACAGAATACAGTTGTTAAAATTGGAGATTCACCAGTAGTAAGCAAGATGCAGGTATTAAACATCGGCCTTACAGACCGTCGCAAAATTGTTGATGAAATCAACAACCGACTATGTGGACCACAGTTTAACGACCTAACACTTGATTGCCCAGATTGTGAAGGCGAGGTACAGGTCCCTATTAGTTTAGGCACCTTGTTTCGTTTCTAGCAGAATTTCATACGCTCAACTTTTGTTTGAGTGGAAGAAAATAGCGGACTACTACCCAGGATGGACGTTGGCAGATATACAAAATCTGTCAAGAAGAGAAAGAGACAACTGGTTACAAATACACCAGTTAAAGAGTTAAGGAGATGACATGGGTTATGCAGCAGATGTAAAAGCCTTAACCGCTGACATCGCTAAACTCACCGAACAGATTAATAAAATGCATTCTGCCCTGACTTCAACGGGCAAGGATGCTGGTGGCATTTTCTCTTCTCTTAAAGGCATCATCGGAAAAGGTGGTCAACGTGGTCTTGGCTCAACTGGTGGTAACAAACTAGACGGCTCACTTGCTGGTTTTAGTGAGCCGCCAACAACTCCTAAGAGCATGAACACCAACGGTGGTAAAGGCACTGGCGGCGGAACAGGTGGAGGAACCGTTGCTAACGGTGGCGGCGCTTCTTTTGGTGGCGTACCTATGGTTGGCTCCAGTATGACCACAATGCTTAAAGGCCAAGGATATGCTGCAATTGGCTCTGGAATGATGGGGGCAGTAAAGGCTGTTGTTGGAACTGTTTACGACGCTGCTCCAGATTCTTCTGGCGTAGTAAACCGTGCTGGTTCATACTACCAAGCAGCGCTACGTTCTCCAGGAATGGCGCGAGCAGGATTAGCACAGGCAACTTTTAACGCATTAAAAGGTGGACTGAGCAGCATTGGCTCTGACGCAAATGTTGCAAACATCCTTGCAAATGCTGGTTATGTTCCAGGTAGTAAAGATTATTTATCTGCCGCCCGCCAAACACGAGGTGCGGCAACTTACCTTGGAATGCAAAATGAAAATGCAGCCTCTGCAATTGCAGGGCTACAAGGTGGGCCGATGTCTGCTCAACTTTATCAATATGGCATTACAACTATGGGTGCAAATGGTGAGGCTAAAAGTGTTGGTGACATTGCTAAGCAACTTTATAGCGTTATGTTCCCAGGCGGTGCTACATCTAAAAGCGTTCAAGAATCTCTTCGTAGTGGTTATGCAGGACTAAACTTACAAGGTTTGGGTATGAACGCAGACCAACAACAGATGATTAGCCAAGCATTTATTGATATTGCTGGAGGAAAAAACCCTGACCTTGCCTCTGCAAAGTCTGCTAAAGATAACCAAAATCCTTTTGACCCACTTTACCGAATGAATACTTCTTCCACCATGATTCAAGGTGCTGCAGAAAAAAATACTCTTTCTGGTCTTGGTGCTGCTGCAGGAACCATTGAAACATTTAACAACGTTATGAAAGACACTATTGTGTCTATGTCTACTTTAAAAGGTTACTTAGATGGTCTACAAGGTAACCCACAAGGTTCTGCTTTAAAGAAGGGTGCTCAAGGACTATTTAGCGCTGGCAAAAAGATTATTGGCGGATTAATGATGGTTGCTGGCGGGGCAATGGCATTCGGCACTGGTGGTGCTGGCGCTGTACCAGGAATAGCACTTGCTAGTGGAGGTGCCGCTCTTGCTTTTGGTGGAGGTACACCAGGTTACGGTTCTTCTTTTGGTAGTCGTAATTTAAACTCAGGAAAATATGCAAACAACCTTGTAAGTGCTGCATACGGTGCACGGGATGCACAAGGCGGTAACTGGGATAGCACTGGTGGAGTTCACCAAGGAACAGATTACAATGTTAAAGTTGGAACACCTGTAGTAGCAGTTAAAGAGGGCATTGTTTCTGACAAAGTATTGAGCGCTGATTATGGACAAGCAGTACTACTTGACCATGCAGATGGCTACTCTTCTCTTTACGCACACTTAAGTTCTAAACAAGCAACTCCTGGAGCAAGAGTATTTCAAGGACAAAAAATTGGTGAGTCTGGAAAATCAGGTAATGCTACTGGCCCACACTTGCACTACGAGGTATGGCATGGACCTAACAACCCTGTAGACCCAGCAGAGTTAACAAATGCTGGTTTGCCTGTTTCTGGCTCAAACGTTACTCAAAACATGAACGTTTCAAATCCAAACTTATTATCCGATGTAACAAGCATTAGTGCTTTAGGTAATACCAGTTCTGGTGGTTCAAGCGGTTCAAGCGGTTCTTTATCCCTTGTTAAGGGCACTGGAGACAAAAAGACTTGGGCTACTCAATTGCTTACAGCAATGGGTGCCCCTGTATCTGATACCAACATTAATGCCCTTACAACTTGGCAAAGCAGAGAAGGTGGTCACTGGAATAACAGTGCCAACTATAACCCGCTTAACACCACGCTTGACATGGGTAACTCTGAAAGTATGAACAGTGTTGGAGTAAAACGTTACAAGTCTTGGGAAGAAGGAATTCAAGCAACGATTAAAACTTTAACAGGCGGAAGTGCAGATGCTCGTGGGTATACAGCCATCGTTAATGCTTTAAAGAGCGGTGCAGATACCGCAACCATCCTTAAAGCAGTTAGCAATTCTGCATGGGTAACAGGTAAAACTGGCCAAAATAGTTATAAAGGCTTTACAGGTGGCGGCACTCCTGGTTCTCCTGGTATTCCAAACCCAGACACTACAAGCCAAAACATAACCCCTACCCCTATTCCAGTCACAACCCCACAAGCAAGTGAGTCTAAAGTTGTTAACTTTAATGTTTATTTAAACGATGTGTCCGATGCTCAAGCATTACTTTGGGCTAGAAAAGTTGAAACATACTTGCACGATAAAAAAGAAATCTCTTTAATGGGAGGTAAATAAATGGCAGGCCCAACAAAACCAGGAGACCCAAATTACAAACTGTATGCTCAATATGGTGGTCAACAAAAGTATTTAGCCGCTAAAAAAGCCCTTGACACGGCTAAAAAACAAGCCGCTAAAGACTCAAAACCATTACTTGCTGCAAATAAAGTAATCCTTGACGAATTAAACGACCCTGCCAATGGGTATTACGCAAAATTAAAATTAGCACAACTAGAAAACAATGCGGTAGACATTGCTTTTTGGAAAGCAAAAATTACTGCTGCAAAAAATAAATACAGTTTAAATAGCACTAAAATTTATGTAATAGAAGTAAAACTTAAAGATGCACAAGACAAATTCAACAAAGCAAAAATTAAAAGTACTACTAGTTCAGGCTCAGGAGCGGACACGGTTACTTCAAATACCCCAGGTACTGGTCCTTGGAACTTTAATGCGCCATTAGTTAAACGTTCTGATTTTATCTATACATTAAACTCAAGTACTACTACCTATACAACAACTTCAGAAGCGGAAGTACTATCTAAAAAAGACATCATAACAACTACTCGTCGCCATAATTCTTTAGACAAAGTAATTCAACTTCCAAGTATGATTCCTGCTGGTACTTCATCTGTTGATGATGCTTACAACTTTTGGACTAATCAAGATTATGGTAAAGGCGCCATTCAAATGGACCGTAAAACAAACACTATAGAACTTGCTGCAAATGCTAAAAAAGAAGCAGCATTAAACAAAATTAAATTTGACGATAAAATGTATGGCTTTAGGTTTAACTATAATCCAACTACTGTAAACATGAGTTGGGGAGCCATTGCTGGCGCTAACCCAGTATATGAATCTGCAGGCAAAGACCCTGCGGCTCCCATGGCTCAAAACCTTATTTCTAGTTATTTAACTTTTGATATCATTTTAAACCGCATTCAAGACTTGGCTCTTTTAGACTCTACTGGCAAATACATCTACGGGGAAAATCCATACCCATGGGAAATCAGTGCTACAGACCGCAAAACAATTGTTAATAAAGGCACTATGTATGATTTAGAGTATTTGTTCCGTACTATGCATGGTTATGCGTTCTACACTAATTTTTCTAGCACTCTTATGGGACAAACAAACGACCCAGGTTGGTTGCCTGTCCGTCCAGTAGAGTTACACCTTGGTAACAAACTGCGTTACCGTGTTCGTATTAGTGGGCTTGAGGTTGTGCACAAGATTTTTTCTGCCAAAATGGTTCCGCTTCTATCCGTCGTTTCTATCACCTGTATGCGTTATTGGGATGGTCCTAATGCAAAAGATTGGAAAAAAACACAGTGATATATCTAGATAGCAGATACGCTGATGGCGTTTTGTTCATAGCACAAGAGCCAAAATCTCTTGATTATATGTTAAGTATCTTTAGAACTTTTCCAAGTTATAGCGTTGCTTATTACTGGTATGAAGTTACCGAGAATGACCGCATTGAATGGATTGCAAGTAAGACTTTAGGTAACCCACATCTTTGGTGGCAAATTATGGATATTAACCCAGAAATTTTAAACCCATTTAATTTAGAACCAGGGTTGCAGTTAAGGATTCCTCGTGAATAAAAGAACTCAAAATCGGGTAGGAACTACTTTTACAATCACGTTTCCAGATTTTCCTACCTTTAAAACAAAACCGCAATGGTTTCGGTTGACTCAAGAACAAGGAAAACATGACGTTATTGAAGTTGCATTTGCTTCTTTTGACAAACATTTTCAAAAAGCATTAAAAACTGGAGTTATGTTTAAAGTAAACTGGAAAACCCAACATGCAAAAAATGAATGGGTTGGGTACGTCTACAATGGAGATAACACTACTCAAGCAACAATTGCTAGAAATGTTGTTTTGCGTGGAATGGGTCCATCATTTGCATTAAAGGAAGGCGGTAATAAAATTTGGAAAAATAAAACCGCACCTGAAATTGTTCAAGAGATTAGCAAACAACACAAGTTAAAAGCAGTTGTAGATAAAAGTAACGTTCGTTTTGGTATGCAGTCTTTAGTGGGGCTTACTAAATGGGAAAAAGTTCAAGAACTTGCAGAACGTATTGGTTTTCATGCTCACGTCAGTAATACAACTTTGTATTTTCAGCGTATTGACCGCATGATTGACCAGTTTGCATCAGTCATACCCGTGTTCTCATACCAAGATGGTGACGCTCCTCAAGGCACTATCTTTGAAGCCCAAACATTAGACCACTTTAAAGCACGTACTGGTGATATTTCTGAAATTGGTTCTCATAGTAAAAAAGATAAAACCGTTCACGGCATTGACCCTATTACTGGAAAAAGTCATAGCCATACAACAAGCCCAAATAAAGTTGGAAAAAAACTTAGAGTAAACACTACAGACGTACTTTTTAAAGAGGTTTCTTCAACGGTTGTAGCAGAAACAAAATCAATTGCTAAAGAACTATCAGAAGGTATGGCTCATCTTGCTCGTTTTTCTATGCACGCCGAAGGTAACGGTCAAGGAGACCCACGTATGGCTCCGTACAGGACGGTAGAAATAAACGGAACTGGCAGCAATACAGACGGGTTTTGGGTTTTAAAAAAGGTAGAACATTTAGTTACTGCTGACGGACGTTACACCGTGGACTTTAAGTGTATGACAGACGGGCTTGGTAAAAACAAGGAAAGCGCTTTTCGCAAAACAACAGCCTCAGTCGTACCAACAAGAGATGTTGCATACGAAATGGCTACAGGAGGAAATCAAGCCCCCTCAACCCCTACAATTAGTTCTAGGCAGCCTATGGTGAACGAAACAAGTGGCGGATTTGCAACCAGTACAAAAAGATGGGTAGGTCTCTAATGGCTGAAGTAACATTGACGCTTCCATTTACAATTAACGCTTACGGCAGTGTTTCTACAACAACTGAACAAAGTAAAATTTGGTCAGATAGAGTTCGGTTTGTTATTGGAACAAACCTTCACGAAAGAATCTTGGACCCTCAATTTGGAACGCTTGTTCCAGAAGCCTTTATGCAAACATCAGACGATGCTGAATCTATGATTATTGCTGAAGTAGAAAGAGCATTCCCAGAGCAATTAGAACTTCTAACACTTCAAAGTGTAGATGTTTCTTTTGACGAGTACACCAGCACTACCAGTGTAAACATTATTTACGAACTTCCTAATGGTGAAGTAACCGACACCGTTGTGGCTATAACTTCTATTGGCGGAAATAACATATCAGTACAGGAGATATTATGAGCATAGTTGCTCCAAGCGATACCCCAATTCCACTAGACTATACAAGTCGTGACTACTACTCCATTCGTGAGCAGTTAATCAAACGTATTCAAGACCGTATACCTGATTGGGCTGCTACGGACCCAGCAGACTTTGGTGTGGCTCTTGTAGAGGCTTTTGCTTACATGGGCGATTTAATGTCTTACTATATTGACCGCAACGTAAATGAGTCTTTTATTGCAACAGCCACACAAAGAGATAGCGTTGTAAACATTGCTCAGGCTTACGGATATATCCCAACAGGATACCGTCAAGCATTTGTAACTTTAACTTTTACAAACTCTTCTGCAACAGATGTTATAACAATTCCTGCAGGTACAGTAATAAATGGAGATGTAATCAGTGGCGATACTGTAAACACCGTTTACTTTACAACTGATGCTGACGTTATACTAGACCCAGACGTTGACAACGGTATTGGCACAATGACGGCACGAGAAGGTCGCAGTGTTACCCTAGTTGCTCCCGATTACACAAATACTTACGGAGAATTAGTAGGAACTTCTGATGGAACACCTAACCAAAGTTTTGCTTTAGGAGAGTCTCCAACAGTAGATGGTTCTTTAAACGTATACGTACAAGGCGGCCCATCGTATTCCAAGTGGCGTCAAGTTCAACATTTAATTGATACTAATCCTTACGACCAAGTATTTTCTGTAACTAGCGATGCCAACAATTTACTATATGTAAATTTTGGCGACGGAGTATCTGGCGCAATTCCAATTAATTTTTCTGCAGTTCGTGTGCTTTACACGGTTGGTGGAGGAATTATTGGAAATGTAACTACTGGTCTGCTTACAAATATTGACTATGTACCAGGTTTTTCTACCAACGACGTTATTGCATTACAGTCGTTAGTAACCGTTACAAATGACGCAGTTGCACTTGGCGGTTCTGACCCAGAAACTTTATCTCAAATTCGTTATGCAGCGCCGTTAACTCTGCGTGCAAATACACGTGCTATTACGCTTGAAGACTTTAATAGCCTCGCATTAAACGTAACAAACTGCGGTAAAGCAAACGCAACTGCAGAACTTTGGACATCAGTAACTTTGTATGTAGCACCTTCGCGTAACTCTGGTGATTCTGACTTACAACCTGGCCTTGACGAGGCTCAAGACCCAACAAGCGAGTATACAACCCTTGCTGAAGATGTATACGATTACGTTTTTCCTCGTACTTTGATTGGGTCTAGTTTGACTATTCAACCACCAACTTATGTAGATATTGTTTTGACTGTTCAGTACGCAAAACTTCCTCAATACACTGAGGTTGAAGTTGAGGCTTCAATTAAATCAGTTTTAGTAAACGATTATGGTTACGTAAACAACACTTTCCAACAGACTATTTACGTACAAGACATTGAAGCCACGCTCAACAACCAAGTTACTGGAATTAAAATTTCAAAATTATCAGCACTTCACCGTGCTGGCGGTAGTGGGTTAAATACTCTTGTAGGAGCAGCGGATGAAATTTTCCGAATTAAAGAAGAAAATATTACTATTGGACTTATCTAAAAATGGCAAAAGAAAGACAACAATTTTCTGGCGTCTATAGAGGAACTATTGTAAACAATAGAGACCCTAAAAAACAACGTCGGTTACAAGTAGAGGTTACAACTTCAGTAGGGCATTACACCGACTGGGTTTGGCCTATGGAACCTGCCAATATAAGCACTGAAGTACCTGAAATTGGTCAAGGTGTTTGGATTCACTTTCAAGCAGCAGACCATGAGTACCCAGTATGGTTTGGCGCTTTTGGTAAGCACCAAGGAAAAAGCAAAAAACTTTACGTTAAAGCGCTTGCGGATTCCGTAAGTATTTCTACGGTAACGGCTTATTTAAAAACAATTCAACAACCAGATGGAACTACCGAAGTAGATTTGATGGCAACTCTAGTTGCGGTAGCAAATGCTTTAAAAAATCATGAAACCAGAATTGCCTCTTTAGAGACTCAAATTACCCAAAAAGCAAACACTAGCCATAGCCACCCAGGACTTTAGCCAGTAAATACATGGCAAAGACGAGAAAATACAAACAAATATTGAGAGGATAACCTAGTGCCAACATCACCCCTGTACCCAGGTGCCGTACGTAATTTTGGGTCTGACGTAGTTAACTTCACAGACACTATTCTTGCGGAACACGTTAACTACCTTCGTGTTGAGGTTAACTCTATTGAAACTGTTCTTGGTACTTACTTAACTCTTAGTTCTGGTTGGAGTGGCTCGTTTACCCGTCCTAACATTTCTTACACCTGGGACAGTCTTAAAGACCGTCTTGCAAATATTGAGTACGGATTGAACACTGCTTACTCAGCAAGAACCCCTATCGGGGGTAGCACAGGTCAGGTGTTAGTAAAATCTTCAAGTACCGATTACGACTTTGCTTGGACAACGTTTACTGGACTTCCAAGCCAATCGGGTAATAGTGGAAAATATTTAACTACAAATGGAACTAATGCTTCTTGGGCAACTGTTGAAGCATCTGGTGGCGCAAATGAATTTGTCCTAATGATGATGGGCGCATAAAGAAGGGCACTAAATGTCAAAGTACGGCTATTCCGTATATGGGTATTCTAAATACGGTATAACACCAAAGTTGGCTTACTCAGTTGAGCCAATGGATATCAACGTGATTAAATTTCACGAAGTATACGTTTCTTGGCAATTGCCAACAGGTGATTTTACTCGTTTTCGTGTAGTTCGTAACCAAAACGCATACCCAGAAACAGCAGAAGATGGAATTATTATTTATGAATTACTTTCTACAGATGGTGAAAGCCTTGAAGGTAATTCAACTTTAAGATACGACTTTTACGATGGTTCAGATAACCCTGAACAACCAGGCATTTCTCCAGGACGCAATATTTTTTATCGGGTTTTCTTGTACACCTCAGATAATGTTTGGGTTAAAGCAGGGCAAATAAGCGAAGTAGTACCAGAAGATACTGGCGCAATTACAAAAATGATGGACTTATTACCTCGTGTGTTGACCAGTTCAGTGTTAAGTCCTTTGGGCGTTATCCGAGAAGACTCAGAGTTATACCAGTTTTTAGATGGTCTTGCTTTTTCTTACGAACAAATGATGACTGAAATCAAATTAGCACGTCCTGCACATAATCTAGAAAACTCCAACTACAAAACAATTCCTGGAGAAGTTCTTAACCTAGGTTTAAATTCAGAAGCAAATATGCCAATGATTCGCCAACGTGCTTTAATACGTGAAGCAATTGGATTATACGCAAATAAAGGAACCGCTTTAGGAGTAGCAAACTACGCTGAAGCGCTTACTGGTTTTGCTCCAACAGTAACTACCTCTTCTAACTTAATGCTCTCAATTCAAGACTCTACGTTTTACCAAAGCACGGGACGTTGGGTTGCGGCTAACGCCACCATCTCATCTTCTGATGAAATGGTTCCAAACAACGTTGATAACTCTATTGATTTGATTTATACACTAAAAGTTATAGCAGTCACTACTAGCGCCAGCATTTCTTTAGGTCTTGATGACCCAATAACTCAAGGGATTCCAATTCAACCAAGTACTGAATACGCGTACAAAACGAACATAAAATGCCCAACAAGTGGTAACGCTACTTTAAAAATAGAATATTACGATAAAAATGGAACTGTAATATCGGATATTACTCAAGCAATTTCTGCAACAAATTCTTGGCAAACAATTAGTAAAACTGCCACTTCTCCAAGTGATGCTTCTTATGTTGTGCTGTATGTTCTATTCAGTACAGCAACTACGTACTATGTAGACATGATTTATGCAGGGGCTACACCTTTTGTTGAATACGATGAGGCTCGTGCAACCACACTCCAACTTGCACCAACCTATGAGAATTATGTAGAAAACCCATCGTTTGAGGTAGATGATAGTAACTGGACCCTTACAGGTTTAACCTTTACTCAAGATGCTGATGTTCCATTAGTAGGTTACCCAGGTTCATCTAGCGGAAAGTTTGTTGCTGCTGGTGCTTGGACATTAGAGTGTGATTCAGTTTTTCCTGTAGAAACTGGTATCTACTTTAACGTTTCCCACTATATGAAATCACCAGATATGACAACTATGGATGTGACTATAGAGTTATACGATGTTGACGATAATCTTGTAGACACGGAAATTAGTTCTCACGAAATTACCGATGTTTGGGAAAGAGCATACACATCTATCCTCATCCCACCTGACTCAACAGCAGTGTACGCAAAGGCTCGCCATGAAGGAACCGCTGGAACTTTTTATTTAGATATGGTTATGGCGCAAGATACTTATGCCCCAAGTGATTACTTTGATGGCTCTATGCCAGAACTGGTAGGAGCAATATGGGAAGGCACTGCAGATGCATCAAGTAGCCTTTACTATCCAAATAAATCTACTAAGATTTTACGCCTTGCCCAGACACTAAATGACTGGATGCCAATGAACTCTTGGTGGAGAATTACTACTCCTGCTGGATTGGAATATACCAACTTAGACGTGTAGGCTCTGCCGTATGGCTGACCTATTCATATCAATAATCCTTGCAGGATTTGCTGTTACATTCGTTGTAGAACTACTGTCTTTAGTTACTTCGTGGTTCTTTCAAAAAGAAACGCTATATGCGATTCTATCGTTGCCGCTTTCATTTGGCGCAATGTATGTGTTCTATGAACTAGACAAAGGAATGTTTATTTCAGTACCAGCAACTGCTTTCATAGCATTGGTACTTAAGAAATACCTGAACACAAAGACAGTAACTAGCACTCGGTTAAACCGTTTATGAAGATTGCTATTTTTTCAGAACTTGATAAAGACGCACATGAAGGCGCACTTCAATTACTCACGAGGTATGCTAACAAGTCGCCCGAAGTTATTTTTCCAGTATCGGAAGATAATCAACAGTTTGCAACCTCTGTAGGAAACCTCTGTAAGCAACTAGGCATAAGAACCACTGCTTACTGTAGTCACGAGTTCTCGCTGGCTGATGAGATTGAGTACGCCGATGACGAGGTAGTTGCTGTATTGCACCAGTTGGAAAAAGGTGATGCCATCGGCATACTCTGGCGAGATAGCGAGTACGACCATTTTGTACTTCACAGTGTTGAAGACCTTGCCCTAGACGTTTGGGATATCACCAAGGGTCTATCTGCCATTGAGCACGCAAGCCTAGGTCCACTAGACCCAGATGCGTTGCGAGATGCCATGATGGATTCCTTTGAGGACTTTGTGGACTTGATGGCTACCTATGTCGCTGCTACAGTCCTGAGTTCTATCACGCAAGCCGTAGAGGAGAACATCCGCGATATGGTTGACAAGAAAGATATTTCACCATTTGATGAAGAGCAGTAAAGCCGTGAACATCCCCTTAGAAGCCTATTCTGCTGAGATAACCGATTTTCAGTTCAGGCTACTAGCGGTTTTATGCCGTTTAGCGGGGCCTGGAGGCCTATTACAGACCTCCGTAGCCGAGTTGTGTGTAGCGACTAACAAAAAGAGCGACAAGACGGTCCGTACGGCCTTGCAAGGCTTAGAGACGGCTGGACTTATTTACACCGAAGCCACCAAGCGAGCCAACGGTTACCAGGGAAAGAAAATGATATTGGTAAAAAATTACCGTCTTGTGGATAACCCACCAGAGCAAACGGTAAAGAATTACCGCACCTCACATGACTACGTGACTAATAGTTACAATAGCCAAATAGTAGATAAGCCATTAGTACCTAATAGCCAAGATAGTTATAAATTAAAAGAATCTGCAAACACGAAACGTGTTTCCACAAAGGAGATTGCTATGCCTATGAAACAATACGACGATGGAGAAGATTTGGCAGGCTTTGGACTTGTGGAACCGACAGACCCACCAGCGGTCAGGGTTCGCAAGAGCGACCCCAAAACGCGGGGCAAGAGGCCGCAGCATGAGTGGACGTCTATGGACATCGCTGCTGAGTTTAGTTACCAAGTCGGGCGCCGATATCCTCTTCTCCCAGGCACGGTCAACGTCGCCAAACTTGCAGGAGCCTTGCGAAAGTTCCGAGGCCAGTACAACACCTCAGCATTAATTGAACTTGAGTTGCTTCGTCTGTTCATGGCAGATGAACGTAACTTTAAAGATATCGGGGACGAAGCGCCTCACCTGTACAAGAAGTTCCTAGCATCCTTTGGCAAGAAGATGAACCAAGCCAGAGAGAACCTTGGGTTGAGCAAAGTAACAGCCAAGGTAGACACCACCCCAACCTCTGGTACGCTACTTGCCAGTGACGGGCGTGCATTCCAGAATTCATTATCTGGTCGTGCACAACTAGAGCGATACGAAAAACGATTGAAGGGTTAACACATGGCTAAGAAAACAAGCAAGACGTTCACTGCAACTCTTGAACTGAATCCAGAAAAAGCAGGTGCATGGATGGCAACTGTTTTTGTAACGTACCTTGATACAACAGATACCTTGAACTCAATTCCAAACACAATCGGTGTTAGTGAACAGAGTGCATGGAAAAATGCATCTGCTGCAAAGCGTTGGATTAAAGTAAAGGTTCAAGAACTAACACCACGTAAGTCAGTAAAAATGACTGCAACAAAGTTTGATAAAATTACAGAGAAGCCAAGTTCTTTCTCTGGCGTACTTGAATACAAGGAGTAATCATGCACATGTTCGGACACACAACCACAGTAAAAGAAGAGCCAATGCCAAATCTAATGAAGGATGCTGATTTTCTAGAATACCTAGAAGAAAACTCAGTACCAGAAGAAGAAACACAAATCGCGTTTGCTGCTTGGTTAAAAGAAAACCAACAGTAACAAGTGGGGTACAGCAGCGAGGAAATAGAGGAGGCGCTGATGAACCTTTTTAATTTGGGAATTGTTTCAGTAGATTACGACGAGAACTTGGAAGCAAGATTCTCGGTCAAAGATGATGCAAAGTTTGAAAATGCAATAAAGAAAGCGAGAGAAAACGATGTATGACGTCAACACTCTCTCGCCACTTAAGAAGCATTGGCTACTTCGTACATCCAATATTCCACGACGTTTCCTAGGATTAGAACCAAGCGACATTATTGACCGTGTTGGTTCTTTTCCTATGGAAGTCAGTGGTTGGGTTGATGACGTTGCCCATAAGCAGGTTATTAAGCAGATTGGGCACATCGGTATCAACGGTGTCGGTCTTGTCTTTGATGGCGGCCCAGGGCTAGGCAAAACAACACATGCCGTAGTTGCTGCTATGGAAGTTATTCGCAACATGCCAGAGAACGAACTTGTAGCAGCAGATTTGATGGGTCTAAAGCAAAGTGATTACGGGTTGAGTTTTCGTCCCGTTTATTACATGACCTATCCAGAGTTTCTTTCTCGTAAGAAATCATCTTTTGATGCAGACGTCGCAGACAAGCGAGAGATGATGTACGAGTTAGATGGTTTCCATGGTCGTTCTAAATTTGACTGGCTAAACGTAAGAGTACTTATTCTTGACGATTTAGGTAAAGAATACGGTTCTAAGTATGACGATACTTCTTTTGACGAAATTCTAAGACTTCGTTATGACAAAGGATTACCAACAATTGTTACTACGAATGTACGTTTAGAAAACTGGGAAGCACAATACGGAGAAGCAATGGCGAGTTTCGCCAACGAAGCATTCATTAGAGTCCCTATCATTGGTTCAGACCTTAGAGGCGCCCAATGAAAGGACCTTCAATGAGTACTCAGTGGAGAACTGTGCAGCAGTTTATCTCTGCACAAGGTGCTGGTATTTTTGAAGTTGAATTGGATACAGAGACAAAAGAAACACGTTGTAACTGTCCAGTGTGGGAAAAGAAAAAGTTGTGTAAACATGTAGCCTTTGTGAACACACGAATACAAACACGTGGTCATTATTCAATCACGGTACCTATTGAAGTTCCAGAAGAACTGGCAATTGAAGCAAACGAAAATCCTGATTCATTTAGAGAGTTTGTAGTTAACTACGCAAAAATAGAGGTGCTATGAGAGGCGGAGACATTTCCAACGTCTCATCTCCTCAGTGTATTGCTACAACAACGCTTGTTATAAAGTTAGTAGAAGAAGAAACACGTAAGTTTTTAAGCAAGCAAGTGGGATACAAATTGGGCGAGATTGATATGCTGGCTGCAAACAAACTGTGGAACATATCTAACCAGTACGGGTTGTCTTTAGAACTTGCTGGATTTGCTGACGAGGGTTGGACAGAAGAACTCCTTGACAAAGCATTTGAAAAATTAGAGCGTAGGGTTGTCAACCCCTTTAACTACCACCAGTTGTATGAGAGCGTGGACGAGTTAGTTGGTACGCTCCCCTATCGTCCAAACTTAAAGGCTGTGGTTGATGTTTCCAACAGAGTTGCGCGATACGGCTCTGCTGGTGTACAAATAGACAATATCTAGTCCTTGAGGGAGGGCGCTATGTTCAGTATTGCAAATACAAATTGTCCAATGTGTCATGCAAACACCATTGAACGAATTTACGTAAACGGTAACTCTTATCTGCAGTGTCAAGAATGCGGGGAACGGTGGAAGTAAATGTCTGCAGATAATGAACATCGGTTAGTTAGCAAGGTAATCAAGGAACGTGACATCACTCCTGCTTTACAACGCGGAGTTATGGATGCATGGTTTTTAGATGAAGACAACCGTAAGGTTTGGTCTTTTGTACGAAAGCATTACAGCGAGTACAGCGAAGTTCCAACTGCAACTACTGTCTTAGACCATTACCCAAATTACAAAGTTCTTAATGTAGAAGATTCTGTTGATTATCTTTTGGACACGATGGTGGATTTTCGCCGTCGTATGCTCACACGTCAAGGTCTTGAGAATGCTGTTGAAGAACTGCAGAGCAACGACCACAACGCTGCACTCCTTGCTATGGAGAAAACTGTTGCAAAGGTTAACGAGCAAGGCGTATTGGGCACCCACGAAGTTGACTTAACTAAGAACACAGAAGAACGTTACAAGGAATATCAAGCAATTCAGAACCAAGAGTTTTTAGGTATACCTACAGGATTTAAAGACATTGATGAAGCAACTGCAGGATTACAGGGCGGACAATTAGTAACCATCATTGCACCACCTAAGACTGGTAAGTCACAGGTTGCATTACAGATTGCTATTAATACGCACCAAATTGGTAAGACACCAATGTTCCAATCCTTTGAAATGAACAACCATGAGCAACAACAACGCCATGATGCGATGCGAGCACACATTGACCACGGACGTTTGCGACGAGGAAAGTTGTTACCAGCAGAAGAAAGTCGCTACATAGATACCCTCAACGCTATGGAGAAAGAGCACTCATTCCATTTGGTTGATGCCGTTAACGGTATTACCGTTTCAGCATTAGCCGCAAAGATTGAACATCTAAAACCAGACATTGTATTTGTAGACGGTGTGTATTTGATGATGGATGAGTTAACTGGAGAGATGAACACGCCAGGTGCTATTACCAACATTACTCGTGCACTTAAGCGTTTAGCACAGCGTATTGATAAGCCAATTGTTATTACTACCCAGACTCTTCTTTGGAAGATGCGTGCTGGAAAAGTTACCGCTGACTCAATCGGTTACTCATCATCATTCTTTCAAGACTCAGACGTTATCCTAGGTCTAGAGCCTGTAGAAGAAGACGATTCAATTCGTTTGTTAAAGGTGGTTGCCTCCCGTAACTGCCCACCAAAAGAAACATCATTAACTTGGAAGTGGGAAACAGGTTGTTTCCACGACGAATCAAAGATGATGAGTTGTGAGTTCTGTTCCAACTGGGGCGGAAATGGTTGATGTTGAAAAGATTCTTCTTAATTTAGACGTATCACTTACTGCTCAACGTAGTGATGAGGTGCAGGGCTATTGCCCTATGCACGAGAAACGCACAGGCAAAGAAGACCACAATCCGTCTTGGTGGATTAACACCAACACGGGAGCACACATTTGTTTTTCTTGCGGTTACAAAGGAAACATTTACACATTAGTTGCTGACATCAAGGGCATTGATTACTTTGATGCAAAAGACTATATCAATGAAGGCGCCGAGATTCCATTGGATTCTCTAATGAAGAGAATCAAGGAGTTACCACAGTATGTTGCAGCAGATGAACCCATCATCATGTCAGAAGCAAGACTTGCAGTTTACACAGACCCTCCTGAGAATGAATTACGTAAAAGATTCATCAAACCAACAGATGCAAAACATTACGGCATCTTATGGGATACAAATAACTCAGCCTGGATTCTCCCAATCCGTGACCCTAACAATTACACTCTTTGGGGATGGCAAGAAAAAGGCGCACGTGGTCGTTTCTTCCGTAACCAGCCGCAAGGTGTAAAGAAATCTAAAACTGTTTTTGGTGTAGAAGTTATGTCCACGGAAACTCTTATAGTTGTTGAGTCACCGCTTGACGTGCCCCGTCTTGCATCTTCGGGATACTCAGGAGCCATATCTACTTTTGGCGCTATACCAAGTGAAGAGCAAGCAAAGGTCATGAGAAGGGCACAGAGGGTCATAGCAGCCTTTGATAAAGACGAAGCAGGAAGACACGCCAATGAACTTATGCGTGGCTTTGCTCGCAAGTATGGTATTGAATTGTCCTACTTCAATTACACAGGTATTGATGTTAAGGACCCAGGAGACATGACAGAGAGCCAAATTAAACAAGGCATAGAAACTGCTCGTGACATGATTTACGGCAAGGAAGCCTTTACATGGTCTTAGATGCTAGGGGTGTTCCTACCCATGCTTGTCCCAATTGTGGTGAACAAGTTTTTATTATTAGAGCAATGTTTTATGAATACGAGATTGCTATGTGGATGACAGATGGGCAATGTTCTGATTGTGGAACTTTGTTAACCGTACCTACACCATTGGATGACCCAGATGTTTACGGGTGAGTTAAAACCGTATCAAGTTGAGGCTGTTGACAAAATGGCTTTTCGTAAAAAGATGCTAGTTGCATACGAAATGGGTTTGGGTAAAACTTGTATGACTATTGCTGCTCTTGAAAAATTAAAAGAAGAAGGAACACTTACCAAACCAACTTTAATTATTGCGTTGTCTAGTTTGAAATACCAATGGCAAAAAGAAATTAATAAATTCTCAGATGACTATTCCTCTGTAGTGGATGGTTCAAAAGGAACTCGTTACATTCGTTGGGAACGAGACATGACCTGGGAAGAACATACTGGTTATATCATTGCTAACTACGAAACCATTGTTGCAGATTGGGATATAATTAAAGACTATGAGTGGGGCGCAATTGTTTGCGATGAAGCCACTGCTATTAAAAGTTTTAAATCACAGCGTTCAAAAGTAGTAAAAAAACTTGCTAGAAACATCCCAATTAGATTTGCACTTACAGGTACTCCAATTGAAAACGGACGCCCAGAAGAGTTGTATAGCATTATGCAATTTGTAGATGACACATTACTTGGTCGTTTTGATTTGTTTGACCAAACTTTTATTGTACGCAATCATTTTGGTGGAGTGCAACGGTATCGCAATCTTCCTATATTCCACGAAAAAATGAAACAAGTGTTTGTTAGAAAAACCCAAAAGGACCCAGATGTAGCACCGTATCTTCCTGAAACTATTCACTTGGAACCAACGCTTATTTCTTTAGACAAAAAAACAAAAGAACTTTACGACAAAATTGCTAATGATTTAAAACAAGAACTTATAGAAGCACAAACACTTCTTGGTGGTGGGTTCTCATTAGAAGCCCATTACGGTCATGGATTTCAACCTGGTTCTCCAGCAGACCAATTGCGTGGCTCAATTATGAGCAAAATAACTTCTTTAAGAATGATATGTGATTCTCCTTTACTGCTTGTTGATAGCGCTACAAAATTTAAAAATGGTTGGGTTGATGTAGACGGTGAGTCTATAAACATTGAAGGCTCAAAAGGTGGCAGCGCTTACGTGGCAGGGTTAGCCGACCAAGGGCTTCTTGATGGGTTAACTAAATCGCCAAAATTAGATGCGGTTATTGACTACATAATTGACCATCTCAACATGGAGGAAAGTCATAAAGTTGTTATTTTTACTTGCTATTTAGGGGTGCTACCACTTCTCCAAAATGCTTTAACCCAAAAGAAGATAACCAGCACTCTGTACTCTGGACAAATGGACGCCAAGGCTAAAGAAGAATCAAAGACTTTGTTCCAAACTTCTTTAGACGTACGAGTATTAATCTCTACTGATGCTGGCGGCTACGGCGTAGACTTACCTCAAGCCAATCTTCTTGTTAATTATGATTTACCTTGGTCGTCAGGAACTGCGGTCCAAAGAAACTCACGAATTCGTCGTGCTTCTAGTGCCTGGAAAAGCGTTGTTATTCAAGACTTTTTAGTGCTAGGCTCCATAGAAGAGCGCCAGCACCAGATGTTATTACAGAAGAATGCCGTAGCAGATGCTGTAATGGATGGAGCAGGAATTAATAAAAAAGGCGGAATTGACCTAACCGTTGGTAGCCTGATAAACTTCTTGCAGGGAAAATAGGGGGAACAAAATGGCACGAATCAAAGCAGAAACAACACGCACAGCAGACCAAGACAGCCTTGTTAATCAGGCTAAAGAATATGCGTTCATCAAATCACAGATGGATTATTTAGAGAAACAACAAAAAGAACTTCGTGAGAAGTTGTTTGAGGTTCTTGATACTTCGGGTGAACCTGATGATAAAGGCAACATAATCGTAGAACTTCCTCAAGAAGTTGATGGGTTTTTTTCCATCGTAAAACAAAAGCGAGTATCTCGTAAAGTTGATGAACTTGTTGCAGATGAAATTATTACCGCAAAAGGTATGGAAGAAACTCTGTACAAAACAGTTCGTATGGTAGATGAAGACGCACTAATGGCTGCGTTGTACAACGATGAACTTACAGAAGAAGAAATTGACCAAATGTATCCACAGAAAATTACGTGGGCACTTGTTCTAAGTAAGAAGTAATCATGGCAGGTCTACGGGGTCAAGACGAAATTGAAAAAGCGTTTGCGGATTTGGAATACGTTCCAGGGTCTAAGAAAAAACGCCGTGAATTGGACCCAAAAATTTCTCGCCGTAAGGTGGGGGAAAGTAATGGTTGGGATGCAAACCCAGTCATTAAAACATTAGGCGGAAAAGAAACGGAAGTCTTTACGATTAGTGCACTAGCACTAGCGTTAGAGAAGTCCATAGTTTCTGTACGCTTATGGGAGCGCAAAGGGTATATCCCACGTGCACCATACAGACTTCGTGCCAAGACTCTTGGTGGGAAGAAGACTGGTGGTAATCGTGTGTACACCAGAGCGCTCATTGAGTCCACACTTGAAGAGTTTTCAAAGCGTGGCTTATTAGGAACTGCTCGTGTAGAGTGGAACCGACACGAAGACCTTACAGAGGCTTTAGTAAAGCGCTGGAAGGACATCATATCCGAAGAGAGCCGTGAGGCCTCATGACCGAAAGAAACCAAATGCCGATTACAAAACCAGCAGTAAACGCTGAAACCTATCTTGAAGAAGATAGCGCTGATATCCAACCTACAGTTGGAACAACCGTGCAAGAAGGCTGGGATGCAGCCGAAGCACTACTCAAAGTAGAGACATCTGAATTCCCAACAGATTTCCGATTCTCTGACGAACCACACCTTGTAAAGTTTTTACAAGACCGCCCATTTGCAACTTACGAGCAGCACTGGATTGAACGCCCAAAGGGTAAGAAGTCTTTTGTTTGCATCGGAGATGGTTGCCCACTTTGTGAAATCCTTGGCGATAAGCCACGAGGCAAGTTTGCATTCAATGTTCTTGTATTAACTGGCGATGTTCAGGGCGTACAAATTTTGACTGCACCTCCGTCACTTGCCCGCCAGATTAAGAAAGCCCACGATGATGAGCGCAAAGGCCCTCTTGACCGTGAGTTCTGGGAAATTTCTCGCATGGGAACAGGCCCTACTACGCAGTACACCCTCAACTTCGTACGTGGTCGTGACCTTGCAGAGGAATGGAAGTTGTCACTAGACAACGTTAATGAGTTAATTGCAAACGCTGAGTCTTTTTCAGCCGAAGATGTAGTTCGTGAGACCCCTCGCTCTGAACTTCTTGAAATTGCTCGCTCAATAGCGTAAGACTTCCAAGTAGCAGGGGGCCTGTTTATATCCGTTTCCAGGCCCCCTCTACACACTTAGAGGGGATTTAGATGAACATAATTACAACTAAACAACAGTTAGCAGACCTTGTTGAGTTTTACTCCAAGGTAGAGGGTTTTGCTTTTGACGTTGAAACCGTTGGTGATAACCGTATCCAACCAGTAGTAAACGACGTGCTATGGATTTCATTAGCAACAGATGACCGTACAGATGTCATACCTATGGGTCACCCTAATGGTGAATTTTTGCATTGGGATAAAGAACTTTTATTAAGTGGTCAAAAGAAACTTGCTGCAGGAAAAGAACGTGACGATTTAAAAGACACAGACTTTACAAAGAACCAAGCCAAGTGGACACCAGTGTTTGATGCTCCACCAGAGCAATTACTTCCAGGAGATGTCTTTAAGGCATTAAAACCATTGTTCTTTAGTGACCAGTTAAAAGTTGGTCACAACATTAAATTTGACCTTAAATCAATTGCTAAATATTATCGTGGCGTAGTTCCAACAAAACCGTTTTTTGACACAATGATGGCAGCGTTTGTACTTGATAACCGTAACCGTGGAAAACTAGGGCTTAAAGATTGCGCTGAAAAGTTTTTAAAGATTAAAGTTGAAAAAGGTATTGGTGCAATGGTGGAGGTTCATTCCTTTTCAGACGTAGCACATTACTCAGGGTTTGACTCAGAGGTTACTTGGAAGTTATACCGTTTATTAGCGCCTAAGTTAACAGGCGGGTTATCCCGTGTATGGGGATTAGAGATGGATGTTGTTGCAGCGCTCTGCGATATGGAACTTGCTGGAGCATCTATTGATGTAGAGGAACTTAAACTTCTTAAAGAACGGTTAGAGACAGACATTGATTTAGCACGAGGCAAGGCGTACAAGTTGGCTGGCAAACCATTTGCTATGAACTCAGTGCCAGAGAAACAGAGGTTGCTATTCCTTCCTAAAGACGAAGGTGGTCGTGGCATCAAGCCAAACGTTAAGATTAAAATTGCTTTAACGGCTAAAGGCCAAGATATATCGTATGCACACGGAGAGTTAACAATTAACCATTTCTCTGTATCATCAGATGCTTTGGAGTTTTATCGCGCTAAAGACGAGTTAGTAGATGCAATCCTTGAGTACCAGGACTTGAACAAGTTGATGACTACTTATGTGATTCCATACTTAGGTGGTGAGGTAACTCGCACTAATCTAGGTAAGTCAAAGATTGTGCAAAAAGATTCGCTCCTAATCAAAGGTAAAGTACATACTAACTTTAAGTCACATGGAGCAGAGACAGGTCGTTTTTCCAGTAGTGACCCAAACCTACAGAACATTCCTTCATCGGGTAAGTACGGTAAGTTGATTCGTAATTTGTTTATTGCACCATCAGGATACAAACTGGTTGTAGCAGATTACTCGCAGATTGAACCACGCATCATTGCAGCGTTTTCTAATGACCCAATTATGGTTGATAACTATGTAACTGGTGGAGATATTTATACAACTATTGGTAACACAATGGGTGTAGACCGCAAAGCAGGTAAAGTTTTAGTGCTATCTATTGCCTACGGTGTAGGGCCAGACAAGATTGCACAACAAGTTGGTTGTTCTATTACTGAAGCAAAAGATTTGCTTAATCGGTTTACAGCGCAGTTTAGTGACATTGCAAAGTACAAGGCAAAGGTTATTCGTATGGCAGCACAGCAGTCTCCAGTACCGTTTGTAGAGACTTTAATGGGCCGTCGTCGTTACATTCCTGATTTACGAAGCATTGATAAAGGACTAAAGTCAAGAGCAGACCGACAAGCATTTAATACAGTTATTCAAGGTTCTGCAGCAGACATTATGAAACTAGCCATTATTAGGGCACATTCGTGTTTTATTGATGAACCAGATGTAAATGTCGTATTGACTGTGCACGATGAACTTGTTACAGTTGCACGTGATGATTTAGCCGAGGAAACCGCCAAAGCGATTCGTGAGTCAATGGAAGGAATCAAAATGAAAGAAATTACAGTTCCTTTGATTGCTGACGTAAAAATAGTAAACAAGTGGGGAGAAGCGAAGTGAAATTTATTTGTAAACTATTTGGACACAAAATGTACAACATTGTGTGGTCTAGCCTAGACCAAGACTTTACAGTCTTGTGTGTACGTTGCGAGTCACGTTGGGAAACTAAGTGACTAACGCAGACTGGTGGGCTAAACAACTAGGCGCACAACCACAACAAGCGCCCGTAGCAGCACGTCCAGCAAATAACCCTATGCCGCCATCACAACAGCCTATGACTACTTTTCAACAACCTACTCCTATGTCTAAAGCCCAGAGTTCTACTCAGACACAGTTGTGCCCAGATTGCGGTGGAGGTAACTATATGACCGTACAAAATGCAGCAGCACGTTGTTACGACTGTGGTTATCCAATTACTCAAGCAGGAAGCCGTTATGGAGCCTTAACAGGTGCAAGCGTAGAAGGTAGCGCAAAACAAGCAAACGGCAATGACGTAGCAAGTAATTGGAACCCACAAGGAATTATTGGGAGGATAAATTGATAAATGATGAAGCCAAAAAAATTGTTGCTCAACTTAATAAAAGGTTTGGGGACAACGTTGTTGTTCTTGCCAGTGATATTCGTGGCGACACTATTCCTCGTATTACAAGCGGCTCTACTACTCTTGACTATGTTCTTGGGGGCGGTTTTCCAGGTAATCAATGGAATGAACTCATTGGTGAACCATCTCACGGAAAAACTGCTGTTGCTCTTAAAACCATTGCAGCCAATCAGCAACGAGACCCCAATTACACAACCGTTTGGGTTGCCGCTGAACAATGGGTCCCAGACTATGCAGCAATGTGTGGTGTGGATACAACACGGGTCATTGTCATTGAAACGTCAGTCATGGAAGAGGCCTATCAAGCCGTAATTGAATTTGCTGAATCAAAAGCAGTTGATGCAATTGTAATTGATTCATTACCTGCCCTATCCCCTGCTCCAGAAATGGAAAAGGACATGTCAGAAATGACTGTAGGAAGGGGCGCATTACTTACTAACAAGTTCTTCAGAGTCGTCGGGACAGCGATGAAGCGGTCATTGGTTGAGGATGAGCGTCCTGTATTGGGCCTCATCATCAATCAATACCGAATGAAGATTGGTGTAATGCATGGCGACCCACGGACAACTCCTGGCGGAGAAGGAAAGAACTATGCATTCTTTACACGTTGTGAAGTACGTCGTAAGGAATGGATTGAAATCGGTTCAGGAACAAATAAAGTACGAGTAGGACAACAAATTGTTGTTCGTACATTAAAGAACAAGACTGCACCACCACAACGTGTTGCATACTTTGATTTTTACTTTGCAGAAGGTGGCAACTGTGCTCCAGGAGAATACGATTTCGCAAAAGAAATTGCTTCTCTAGGAGTAATCATGGGAGTCATTAACCGCAAGGGTGGTTGGTTCTACCACGGTGAGCGCAAGTGGCAGGGTATTGACTCTGTTATTGCCAGCATCCGTGAGGAAGTTGACCTTAAAGAAGAGATACAAAAAGCA